CGCCCGATGGAGGATGTACTGGCCGACCTTTATAAAGCCACCCGCAAATACGGGGAAGTTGACCGGGTATCGTTCTTTAAGGATATTGCCGGAGAAGAGGCTTTCACATCATTTATGGCCCTCGTTGATGCGGCAGGTGACGGCTCCTTACCCAAACTGAGAAAAGAACTTGAAGGCGCGCGCGGTGAGGCTGAACGCACAGCAAAGGTTATGGCCAACAACCTTGACGGCGATCTGAAATCACTCGGCAGTGCATGGGAAGGGGTGCGCATCCGCATTGCAGATCTGATTGACGGTCCGCAGCGTTCTGTCACGCAGTGGCTCACGCGGGTGGTATCGAAGGTGACGGCGCTGGCGCAGGCCCATCCGGCACTGACGCGCCAGCTACTGGTTGCAGGCGGTGCTCTGCTGGCAATGACTGCAACCATAGGCTCGTTGTCGCTGGCTATTGGTGTGCTTGCTGGCCCACTGGCAAAACTGCGTCTTGGTTTTTCCCTCCTGACCGGATCATTGAATGTTGTCAGGGTTCTGCCTGCATTATGGGGAATGGTGACGGGTTCCATTTCGTTACTGGGAGGCGCTATCGGGGCGCTGTTCAGTCCGGTCGGATTGATTGCTGCTGCGTTTGTGGCTGCGGCGGTTCTCATCTGGAAATACTGGGAACCCATCAAGGCGTTTTATGCAGGGGTGTTCAGTGGGATTATGGAGCGGCTGGCTCCGTTGCGCGAAACCTTTGAACGGTTTGGCCCTGTTTTTGACGCAATCGGAAGCGGGATCAGCCAGGTGTTTAACTGGTTTAAATCGCTGCTGTCACCGATGGAGTCCAGCAAGGAAACGCTGGATAAATGTACCAGTGCTGGCGAGATATTCGGTAACGTTCTTGGCGGTGCGTTACAGCTTGTTCTGACACCTGCAAAAATGCTACTGGATACGCTGGCGTGGATACTTGAAAACTTGGCGTCCTTCCGGATGAAGCGGAAAGGGCGCGCAAGAAATCGAAGACGCACAGCGTGCGGCCATTCTTCAGGACAAGGTTGCCTTGCTTCAGGGGGACCTGGCGAAAATCAATCCGCCGAAGCCTGTGGAAAATGGCAATGGCACCGGAGGTGATAAACCCAAAGACAACAAACCACTCACAGACAGCAATACCGGTACGCTACGCAGACTCAGCAAAATTGCTGATAACACAGGTAAGCTGGTTGATGAGCGAAAAACGCATTGGCCCCGGTGATATTGTCTTTAAGAACCTGCCCCGCGCACTTGCTGTTCGTGGGGAGTGGCAGGAGCGGAAGATTGCGCAGGTCAGTAAGCCTGCCCCCGCAATTACTATCACACCCGTGGTTCCGGCTCCGCTGCCTCCGGCGCTGGTCCCTGTTGTTGCGGCCAGCTCCCGCCCGGTGGCGGAGGCTATACGATCGCCAGTGGCATCAGTTCCTGCAAATTCCCGTAACCGGGAGCCTGTTGCCTCCGGATTTGGCGGTGAAATTCATGTTCATCTGCATAACGTTGTTACACAGAATCCCCGCGGACTGGCGAAACTGGTCGGTGAAATGGTCAGGGCAGAAATGGAACGGCGCGCCCGTGCCGGACGTGGCAGTTTTTACGATAAAGATTGAGGAGTCATGGCCATGATGATGATCTACGGCATGTTTGTTTTTGAGCTGCGCACATTGCCGCATCAGCAGTTACAGCAAAACAAAAGCTGGCGGCATGTGAAAAATGAACGCGTAAACCGCTCAGCAAGCTGGCAGTATATCGGCGCAGGTGATGATCGCATCGTGCTTTCCGGCGTGCTTTATCCTGAAATTACAGGTGGCGAAGTGTCGCTTTCGTTGCTGACCACGCAGGCATATACAGGACGCCCCTGGCCTCTGATTGATGGTGTCGGGCAGATTTACGGCATGTATGTACTGACTGAAACGAATACGACCCGTTCGAGTTTGATCGCTACGGCAAGGCGAAAAAAGATAGAGTTTTCACTGACTCTTGAACGCTGCGATGAGGATTTGCGGGAACGCCTGCAATCCTCATCGTTCAGTGATATGCTGTCCGGCTTCAAAGATAAGGTCACATCATCCCTTAACAGCGCGGCCAGCTCCGTTAAAGGGCTGTTCTGATTTAACACAAAAACCGCTAATGGCCAGATTAGCGGTTATTTTGTTTACTCTTCTCAATTGTTCCACTTGATTCTCCTGCGGGGTGGTAACGATAAATTGTCGATATACCAATGCTGTAAATTATTGCCAGTTGTTTTCTGTCGTGACCGTTTTTAATCAGCCTTGCTATTTGCTCATGCTGTTCTTTTGTCAGCTTCGGTCGACGTCCGCCTGTGCGCCCCCGTGCGCGCGCTGCCGCCAGTCCGGCCAGTGTACGTTCAACAATTAATTCACGTTCCATTTCAGCCAGGGCACCCATCACGTGGAGAAAAAACGACCCCATTGGAGAAGATGTATCTATGCTGTCGGTCAGACTGCGAAAATTAATCCCTCGCTCCCGTAGTTCCCCGACGAGAGAAATCAGATGTTTCATGCTTCGCCCGAGGCGATCCAGTTTCCAGACAACCAGCGTGTCACCTTTTTGAAGCTGCTTTAAAGCGCGTTTTAATCCCGGTCGGTCTGTCTTTGTTCCGCTTAATTTATCTTCAAATATCTGTTCACATCCTGCACAAACAAGAGCGTTTCGTTGCAGGTCTGTATTCTGGTCATTTGTTGATACCCTTACATAACCAATCAGCACACTGAATCTCCCGTCCAAAAGCGCAAATCATGCCATGCAGGCCAGAAACGGCCATTATCTAAAACCTCGGTTTACAGGAAACGGTAAATCAGGCTTCTGGCGCATTACAGAAAAACCAGAACGGCGCAGATATTCCGGGAAAAGATATCTTCACCAAAAATATTGGTGCCTGCCGCGCATATAGCTCATGGGTGGATATTGGTGGCGATAGTCAGGTCTGGACAACCGCGCAATTTATTTCGTGGCTGGAGAGTCAGGGAGCATTTAACCATCCTTACTGGATGTGCAAAGGCTCATGGGCTTATGCAAATAATAAGGTCATTACAGATACAGGTTGCGGAAATATTTGTCTTGCAGGTGCTGTGGTGGAAGTTATTGGCACTCGCGGCGCAATGACCATACGCGTTACTACGCCGAGCATGTCCAGCGGTGGCGGAATTACTAACGCTCAATTCACTTATATTAATCATGGTGATGCTTATGCTCCTGGCTGGCGAAGAGACTACAACACGAAAAACCAGCAGCCTGCATTTGCTTTAGGGCAAACAGGAAGCAGGGTTGCAAATGATAAAGCTGTTGGCTGGAACTGGAATAGCGGCGTTTATGATGCAGATATCAGTGGCGCATCGACATTAATCCTCCACTTCAATATGAATGCGGGGAGTTGCCCTGCTGTACAGTTCCGCGTGAATTATAAGAACGGCGGTATCTTTTATCGTTCAGCGCGTGATGGTTATGGCTTTGAAGCTGACTGGTCAGAGTTTTACACCACAACCCGCAAACCCTCTGCGGGGGATGTTGGTGCATATACGCAGGCAGAATGTAACTCAAGGTTTATTACAGGTATTCGCCTGGGCGGTCTGTCATCTGTTCAGACATGGAATGGTCCCGGCTGGTCTGACAGGTCAGGTTATGTCGTTACGGGTTCAGTTAACGGAAACCGTGATGAATTAATTGATACAACTCAGGCAAGGCCAATTCAGTATTGCATTAATGGAAGGTGGTATAACGCGGGGAGTATTTAATTATGATGCACTTAAAAAACATTACTGCTGGCAACCCTAAAACAAAAGAGCAATACCAGCTAACGAAACAATTTAACATCAAATGGCTTTATTCAGATGATGGAAAAAACTGGTATGAGGAACAAAAGAACTTTCAGCCTGATACGTTGAAAATGGTCTATGACCGTAACGGCGTTATTATTTGTATTGAAAAGGATGTTTCAGCAATTAATCCAGAAGGCGCAAGCGTCGTTGAATTACCTGATATTACAGCAAATCGCCGGGCTGATATTTCGGGTAAATGGATGTTCAAAGATGGCGTAGTGATAAAGCGAACTTATACCGGGGAAGAGCAGAGGCAGCAGGCAGAGAATGAAAAGCAAAGCCTGTTGCAACTTGTCAGGGATAAAACCCAGTTATGGGACTCACAGCTACGGCTGGGCATCATTTCCGACGAGAGTAAACAAAAATTAACAGAGTGGATACTCTTTGCGCAGAAAGTCGAATCTACAGACACTTCCAGCCTGCCAGTAACATTTCCCGAACAACCTGAATGAGACAAGGCCCGATAGCGGGCCTTAATTTTTATTCAGGCTTTTGTGGCCATTCAGGATTTGCCGTATCCACACGGCTGACCAGAACACTGTAGCGTTCCCATGCTTCCAGTCGTGTGCGCTCCTCGTCTGTTGCCATATTCAGCCTGGCAGCGCGTTCCAGTGGCTGGATGACTGATTCAGTTTCGGAAAGCAATGCGGCCTTTTGTGATTCGGCCTGTTGTTGCTGTTCGTCTGCTGTATAAATCCGCTTAACCACAGTTCCGTCCTTAAACATCCACTTCCCTGAATCATCGGCACGACGATTGACTGTTATATCTGGAATCTCAACGACACTAAAGCCTTCGGGATTAAGCGTTGAGGCATCTTTGGTTATGGCAACAATAATATTATTTTCGTCGTAAACAATCTTTATGGTGTCTTCCTGAAAGCTATTTACTTCCTCATACCAGTTTTTACCGTCTTCTGTATATAACCAGATAACATCAAAATTCTTTGTTAGCTGATATTGCTCTTTTGTTTTTGGATTTCCTGACTTAATATTTTTTAAATGCTGCATAATTTACACCTGTGCTACGTTATACCATGTGCCATTGATGTATTTTTGTATTGGTCTGAAGATGGCTTCATCATCGCCATCTACTTCACCAATGATTCTTAATCCGGTAATTGCGTGTCCGGCTTTTTCATAACGACCACCACGCGCCATCAATTGAACAACTCGCGTACCCAGGCGAACATCTTTTACATAGCGTGAATCAAAATTCCCCCAGTTGCTGGGCTGTATCTGACCGTTAACAGAAAATATTACCGAGTTATCTGTATTTCGCTGGCTATAGAAATGCCATCCTGCCTCATCGCCTAACTCTGCAACTACTGGACGGGTTGAAGCACCCCATAAATTAAACGTTACATTCTTTGTGGAGGTGTTGGAGCTGGATAGCGAGATTTTTTTACTATCACCTGCCTGAATGTTTTTAAAAGCAATAGCAACTCCATTCTGAAAGCGGAATACTCGCTGACTATTAGCGTAAACATCAAGAATACCGTCTCCATTCTGTTTAAATCCGGTATCATTATCACCAAGAACAATAGAGCTACCACCTAACGCATTCGTCGTACCAACTCCAAGGCTGCCATTAATGACGGCATTAACAAGAATATTTAGTGCATCCCATTTCAGCGTCATCAGGTCTTTTGTTGTGGTGCTTTGTTTGCTTCTCCATTTGAAATATTCATTGCCGTTGTCGCCTGTTTCAAACCACATGTATGAATCAGTATCGCTGTCGGCATCATTTTTAAATCCAATCTTCGCCCAGTCAGTATTTCGAATCCAGGCAAGGATTGAGTCGTTTTCAAAAGTAAGCCCACCGGACAAGGTATCGCCATTCTTTTGCACGGCGTTCCTGGCCCTGTTTACCGTTTCCTGTAAACCGAGGTATTCGATAACAGCGGCAACGGTCGATTTCGCAAGAATATCCCGCCCGACTTTTGTCAGGGTTGCCAGGCTGGCGACATCATTCCCCGTAAAATACGGAAACTTGTCTGCCGCAGTAGCAAGCCCGGCCAGCGCCGTCAGGGTGGCATCTTTCGGTTGCTTACCCGCAAGCGCTTTAGTCATGGTGGTCGCAAAATTCGGGTCGTTTCCCAGCGCCGCCGCTAACTCGTTCAACGTATTCAGTGCGTCAGGCGACGAGTCTACAAGTGCGGCAATCGCGGCCATCACATAAGCCGTGCTTGCGATCTGAGTATTATTAGTCCCTTTTTGGCGTCAGTTGGCGTTGTTGGCGTTCG